CCAGTATATCCATCACCCATTGGTCCAGTATATCCAGTTGGACCAGTTACACCAGTCATACCTATCGGTCCAGTATATCCATCACCCATTGGTCCAGTATATCCAGTTGGACCAGTTACACCAGTCATACCGATCGGTCCAGTATATCCATCACCCATTGGTCCAGTATATCCAGTTACACCAGTTGCACCAGTTGAACCAGTTGCACCAGTTGAACCATCACCCATTGGTCCAGTATATCCAGTTGGACCGATTGTACCAGTTGCACCAGTATATCCTTCTCCAATTGGTCCAGTAGAACCAGTTGGTCCAGCTATACCAGTTGCACCTATTGAACCAGTATATCCTTCTCCTGTTGGGCCAGTAACACCAACCATACCAGTTACACCAGCTATACCAGTCGCACCTGTTGGTCCTACGATAGTTCCACTTTCATCGAATTTAGTTCCATTCCAAATATGAAAACGATTGTCATTTATTGTTAAATATGCATCACCACGATCTGGTTTAATAGTCGCTGTTGCAATTGGACCGAGTGCTAAAGAATTATCTAAGACTCCTTTAAATTGGATACCAGTACCAATTGGTCCAGTTGCACCATCTGAACCAGTAGATCCAGTAAATCCTCTTTCTCCAGATGATCCTGTAGGACCAGTTACTCCAGAGCTTCTTCTATCTGATTCTAATAGAGTTAAATATTCATTTAAAGTTATATTAATTTTTGAACCAATATCACCAGTAGAATGTAACATTTCTCTAAATGTTAGACCTAATCCAGTTGGTCCAGTAACACCATCTCTTCCATTTGTACCATTAATACCATTAATTCCTGGTGCTCCAGTGGGTCCTGTAGGTGCAGTTATAGCACCTGAATCTACAAACCTTGTACCATTCCATATATGTATATGAGAATTATCTTCAGTTATATAAGTATCACCAACTGCATGAGGACCTACTAAACTATTTAAAGTAGTTGTATTCGGCGTAGTACCTTTAAATTGAAATCCCGTTCCTATTGGCCCAGTTGGTCCAGTATAACTATTACCCATTGGACCTGTTGCTCCTGTTAGACCACTTAATCCAGTAGCTCCAGTAACTCCATCTTTTAAATTACTTATATAATATGACAATGTTTGATTAACACCATTAATTTGTGTAACTGTATTAAGTATTTGATCAGCAGTTAAAGAAATACCATTTGTTCCTGGAGGTCCAGTTGGGCCAGTTATACCAGGAGCTGAACTACTATATGTAGCAGCACTATATCTATATGGATTTCTATCAGTAATATATATAGTTGGATCTCCCATAATATTTATAATATAATATGTTAATATAAAATATTATAAAAATTAATTTAAAAATTATATATAAAATATATTATTTTATATAATAATTATATGTCTAGTTTCTTTAAACCATTAGTTTCATTTTTATTTGGTCTTTTAGCATCGGCCTATATATGGATTCGCAATGATATGAGTGATCGCTGGATTGTTATATTTTTTGCAACAATTGTTGCAAATCAATTAATTGATGCAATACACAGTTTAACTTTAGATAATGTAAATATTAATAATTATCTTACAATTGTCTCTTTTGTATTATTTTTAATACACCCATTACTAAATATGTTAGGAGCATATACAGAACATAAAGATAATATGTTTTTTGAGCCGATGATTCTAGCTGTTACATTTGCATGTTATATGTTATTTAAAAATTATAAATTATTAGGTGATTTTAAAACTGTATACAAAAATGGATATGTATCAACATGGACTGAAAATCTAAGCATATTTGATTTAAGTGCACATATAATATTATTATTATTCCCAATGTATCTATATAATCCTCCTAAAAATATATTTATGATGTTTAGTAGTTTATTCCTATTATTATTAAGTTATTTTATTGACAACAAAGGTATTGAACGTATTATACCATACTGGTATAATTTGATGATTGGTATTCTAGGAGCAAATGTTGTATTTTTATAAAGCGTTTAGTAAATTGTTTGAATTATTAGAATTATTATATATTTTTGTTTCATTTGTTTCATTTGTTTCATTTGTTTCATTTGTTTCATTTGTTTGATTTGTTTCATTTGTTTGATTTGTTTCATTTGTTTGATTTGTTTGGTTTTGATATTGCATATTTAACATATTTTGTACATCTCTCTTTTCTTTCATCTCTTTAGCATAATTATAAAAGTCATTTAACCATGTATAGTTTCTATAAATTAATCCATAAAATTGATGTGTTTGTGCAATACGATCAAATAGCTTCTTATCTGCAGCAGCTTTATTTTCTCTTTTTAAATAATCATCTCTAACTTTCTTATTAAAATCTAATAAGAAGTTAAATATTTCATCAACACCTAAATCGGTGTCTTTAAATAATTTAATTTCTTCTATATGATCTCTTAATTTTATTTCATTCATTTTATCATTATTGTGATTTAAGTTATCTGAATATATATTTGTATATTTTGATCCTATTTTCTTTAATAAATCTGGTATTTTTTCAAAAGAATAAATACTTGTTACTGGATTAGAACTATTTAAATATTTAATTGTTCTACGAATATCTTCCTGACTATGTACATCATGTATAAAATATAAGACTTCTTTATCAATTAATTTTTCTTCATATAATTTCTTTAATGCTAATGTTCTGTGTTGGCCATCTGCAATATAAAAGTGATCACTATCTAAACCATCTTCAAAATAACACATAATATCTAATGGTTTAATAAATTCATCAGGGTTTTCAAGATAATGATTATATATATCATCTACATGTTTTTGTGAAACTCCTCTATTTTCTCGACTGAATTCTAAAAACTTTAATATATGACTAAATTTATTTTCAAATAATTTATTCTTCCATACTTGATTGCCAAATAAGGCATCTCTTGCATATTTTGTTTCTGATACATTTGATTTTGATGAATCAGAATCATCAAAAAATTCATCATCAGAATCATCCTCCGAATCATCACCTGAATTATTATCTGAATTAGATGATGAACTATCTAAACTATCTTTTGATTCAGACGATCCAGAAGATATTGAACTATCTATTTTTTGTACATAATTTGTAATTTCATTAATAAATTCGGGTGATTCTGAATTACTAGTTTCACTATCACTATCTTTTTTAATTTTGGGCATTATAATAAATATAATAATAATCATATTTTTATATACCCATAAATTAAGTACTGTCAGAAACTAAAGTTAGATACTCAACCGAAGGAAAACTAACTTTTATTACGGTACTTTATGCTATTATCAAAAAATTGATTTCTAATAGTTCTATTAAAATATGATATATTTTTATAATTTAAATCATATGAGTCAAACTGATGAACTACCTACTCCTCCACAATTTAGAACTTGGCAAAGTGTTGAAACAGCAAATACAGAAATGCTTGAAGCTACAAGAAAAGGATTAGAAGAATTAGCAAGAATGCATTTATCTAAAGCATCATCTAAAGTATCATCAAAAGGAGGATATCTAAGAACGACTCCAAATGATGAACTTGTTGAAGACTTTCTAATTGAAAGTACAAGTGAAGATGAATCAATTAGTATGGATGATTCATCTACATCTAGTAGTACAAACAAACTTATTTCTGCAATTTCTGGAGCAAGAAATAAAAATGAAAAGAAAAAACATAAGAGACAAAAAAAAATTAAAACTGGTCTAGTTGAAAATGCAGTTATGGTTCAAAAACTTAAGAATGAAATAGAAAAATTAGAAGATCGTGCTAGATATCAAATTCTAGATATATCAAATCTAAATCTTAAAGTTATTGATCTACAACAAATTGAAAATAGGTATAAAACATTTGAAAAGATATTAAAAGATATTCAAACAAATGAACTTCAATTTATTGATAAAATAAATCAATTTAATAATATATTAAATGAATCATCACTTTCAGTTAGAAAACATAAATTAGTTACACTACTTAATACACCAGTTTTACCAATTGAGACTGTACTCGCTAGAAACGGAACAACAGAAGTTAATACAATTAATATTGAAGAGAGTTTGATAAAGTTAAATCAACCATTATTCACCATTTTGATTAATAATAAAAGGAATGAGTTAACAAATGAATACACTAAATTTACTAATAAAATTAAATTTAATATTCAAAAAACAAATGATATTGAAATGATGTATACATATATACATTTCCTATCTGTATTTGTAGCAATTACTGCAACTATATATGGTTGTATCTTTTATATAGTTTAATTAATTCTATCATAATAAATTTCTATAAGGTTCATTTATATATCTAACATTTAAATAATCTAATATAACTAATTGTTCAACTGCACGTAGTGCTCTATCATCGGGTGTGGAATATATTAATATTGAGTTTTTTCTATTCGGTATATATTTAGTAACCAAATTTATATTATCAAGTGGTATATTTGTAGCATCCTTATAGTGTCCTGCTGCAAATTCTTGTGGAGTTCGAACATCAATAACATTATCAATTCTATTATATTTTAATAATTTTTTTGCAAAAGATGCTAAGACTATAAGACTCGATGTATCATAGAAATAATAGTCTTTAAAAAATATCTTACCATGTGTAATTAAATATACAGTTCCAATTATTAATAGAATTGTAAAAAAATATACAAAGTTCATCATATATTTAATTAGAATATTCTTCTATTATATTATTATTATTATTATTATTATTCACTAAACTAAATTCTTTAGATATAAAATTTATTAATATTTCATCTGAAAATCTATCAGTTAATAGTTTTACTAACTCATCGAGGTAACGATAATTTCTATTATATTCTTCATATAATTGATCAATTTTATTTTTAGTGTCATATACATCTGAAAAGTTATCACTTGTCGATGTCTCTAAATATTTGTCAAAATTATGTAATTTTAATATCATCTTTCCTAATTCTAACGTTATCTCTGATTTTTTAATAGTTATTAACCTTATCAAACTCTTTGTATTTCTTAATGAATATGAATCATTTACTTTATGAAATAAATAAATTTTATATTTCATACAAATCTTTATAAATTTATAAAATGTTTTATCATTTTTACAATTTCTTTCAATATATTCAGTAGATATATCATCATCTTCTGTAAGATTTTCAAATAAATATTTTTTAATTTTTATTTCTTTATTAATATCTTTATTAATATCTTTATTAATATCTTTATTAAAATTCATCTCTTTTATAATTCTATAATTATATAATACTATATAAATTAACCAAAGAAACGTAATAATTTTTCATCAAAATGATTATCTTTTAATAAGATAAAATGAATTATTAAATTACCCCTTTCTTGATTAAGACTCCCTTTTATAACTCCCTTATTTTCAATTATATATTTAAATTTATTTCCATCAAATCCATATTGAAAACAATCTTCTATTTTTATTGTTATTTCTTTTTCATCTAAATGTATAAAACTAAATACTAAACCATTAAATAATTGATATAACGATATTTCAAATCTGATAATTAAATCAAATCCTTTCTTTTTATATTTCATATTATTTGTATTTTTTATATTTATAATTAGATCTCCGCGGAAAATACCAGATTGATCACCTAATTCTTCATATATAACTTGATCGCTAATTAATGGAACTTTAACTTTTTCTTTAACATCTTTTGCATTAATTTTACGCATATAAATAATTTCTTGTGATTTATCATTATATATATCCTTCATATTTGTATTTATTGTTAATTCTACATTTAGTTTTACTTTATCTACATCTTGTTGATATTCTGATGTTTCCATATCATTTTGTTGTGTACACATATAATTACTTTCAGTTTCAGTCGAAAGTAAGTTATTTGTTTTTAAATTATTTAAAATATCAAGAATATCATCAAATGATATATTTTCCCTTGATATTAGGCTCATTATATTAATAATATTCTTAGGATTTGTAAGAATATTTGTAAATTGACATTTCATTTTATTAAATCCGGCAATAGAATCAATCTTTGATAATAATTTTGAAAAAATTAAATTAATATTAATTGATTCATCTACATTTAGATTATCATATTTTTTTCTCTGTTCATCATCAATTAGTATTTCATATGCAGTTTGTACTTCATGAAATTCTTTAATATCTGCTTTAGGATTTTTATCTGGATGACACTTTAATACTTTTTCATGATATGCTTTTTTAATAGTTTTAATTGATGCATTTCTCTTAATATTTAAAACTTTATATAAATCCATATTGTCTAATTATTTGAATTAATTAATTATATAAGTTTAACTCTAAATATTAAAATGTACAATAATAATATACTATATAATATAACAATGACTAGCTTATTGAAAACCTTAAAAAAAAGTGGAGAGAAAAATGGAGACAAAAATATAAATTCAGTAGAAGATAAATTTAATCCAGATGTTGCAAATTTATATAATCAAACAAATGAACTAAGAAATACTACTAGTTATGAACTAACAAATCAAGGATATAAAACAATTATGGTCGATATGATTCCTCAAAATATTAAATCTTCAGAAGATCTAAAAGTACAATATGAAAAATCAAATGAACAATATAAAGATTCAATATTAGTAAAGATTCAAGAATTAGAAGCAGATCGTCTACAAGAAAAAAATAAATTAAATGAACAAAAAGATCATTCTAAAAAATTAGAAGAATTAATTAAAGTAAAACGCAAAGAAATAAGTGATAATAATTATCAAGCCTCAACACATGGCGAGTTAAAAGAATTTCAAATTAAGAATAACGATCGTAATAAAAAAGAAAAAGAAAGATTTAATGGAATTGTTAGTTCATTAAATGATATTTTAAATAATTAAAAATAAAAAAGTTTTTATATTTATAAATATATAATATATATATATATTCATAAATGTCATCACGTAAGAATTTACCATATCGTGAAACAAGTGATTGTTTTTTATTGTATAAAGGTAAGTTAGTTGCACGTGTATCTACTAATTATAATACAAATAATAAATATCTAAGTTTTCCAGGTGGAGGTATTGATAAAGGAGAAACACCAATTAAAGGTGCTACGCGCGAATGTCTTGAAGAAATTGGTGCAAAATTGAAATCATTAAAGATAGCATGTACTGTTTGCTGGGATTGGTTCCCAGAATGGCCTGATACTCCTAAAAGAAAAGAACGATATAAAAAATTTCGTGGTGAAAAAATTCATATAATGGTTGGAGAAGTAGATAGTTTTGTTAAGCCAACTAGTAATGAAGGGGATGCATGGAGTGGTAAAAAATTAATGAGTCTGTCAAAAGCAATTAAAATGACAGAAAATAATAATGATCATGAAAATATGTATCCTTATAGAATTGCACAACTTACTGTTTTAAATATGATGAAAATAAATAAAAATAAATAAAATAATTATATATAATAATATATATTTACTGAAATGGATAAATTAAAAATTTTATGGGATGCAATAATAAAATATGCTTATGACATAAGATCATCTAATAAGAATGGCTTAGTTGGATGGCTTGCTGTTAAAGAAAAACTATCTCCTTTTGATTTTAAACTTGAATGGACTGAATCTTCTAAATTATTTGCAGATGAATTAAAATATTTAGGAATTAATACATCAGATTCATTTGAAACATCTAGTTTAGCAACTAAAGAATTATGGGAGAAAGATCATTTTTTATTTCAACATGGTAGAATTATTCGAAATAATCCAGAAGCAACACTAATAAGACTTCTACAAATAGCATATAATGTTGGTCAATTTAAAGCTGAAGATGAAAAAAATAAATATTCTGATCAAGTACATGCATATTATCAAAAAAATGAATTAGATAAATTAATAACATTTATAAAACCAATTGAAAGTATAATTCCAGAAGTATTAACAAAAATTGGTACTGCTCTTGATATTAAATTTAGTGGTGGCGTATATGAATACGATATAGAACGTACAATGAAAGGAGGTGGTGGAGAAGGATCTTCTAATAAACGTTCACGTGTACCATTGTTTAAACAACATCTTGATGAATATATAACACATTTAAAGTACTATAATTAAAAATTCAAATAATAATATATATATTATTATATGGATTCAAATCCAGACTCAAATCTAGATCCGACTTTAATTCAAGTTGAAGCATTAGAGAAACACCAATATTATGCATTAAAATATATTCCAAACGACATATATTGGGGAATTGGTATTGAAAATGAAGTATATTTTGAAATGTCAAACTCATTAGATATTGATGTTAAAACATTTTATACAAAAAATGCAAAGAGAGAAAGATATTCTGTTAATTATTTTACTAGTTATAGACCAGGAGTATATGAATCATGTATTGAAAAGATAGATTTAGCTGCAAAAGTACCAGTTTTAATAAACGCACACTCATTCACTAAAACAGATATTAATAATCAACATATGACTACATATACAAAAAATCCACAGCCTAATCCAAAGTTTAATGGTAAAACAATATATGAATTCATATGTGATAAAGATTCATATTTTTCGGATGAATATATGAAATCATATATTTTTGATGGAGATACAATTGAATTTATATCACAAAACTTTTATAAGACAACAATTAACTCAGTAATAAATGAGTTAATTAATACAAAAAAAGAGTTTATAACAAAATTACAAAAAGTATTTAATGATAATAATGTATTTTCAAATTATGGAACAATTGATTTTTGTTATAAAAATCACCCATTTATTAGCTGCATGACAAATATTAATAATTGTTCTATTTTTAATAATATGACTTATCATTTTAATTTCACATTACCTACGAAATTAAATGATTTAGGTCTTATTGAAGATTATACTATATTTACTGAACAACATAAAAATGCAATTAATTTAATTCAATGGATTGAACCCTTTCTAATTGCATTATATGGTTCAGGCGATATATTTTCTTCAGTTAATCCAAATTTAACAACAACGTCTCAAAGATGTGCAAAGTCAAGATATATTGGATTCGGTACATATGATACAGATAAAATGGTTCCTGGAAAAGTAGTACAAATTGAATCTGAAAATAATCATTTATCTAATTTAGACTATTGGTGGTTCAATAGATATTATCAAATATCAGATTATACAAAGGAACCTAATATTGGGGTTGATATAAATTTTCACAAACATAAAAATCATGGTATTGAAATTAGAATATTTGATTATTTTGAGGAATCAAAATTAGAAGAAGTATTAAAATTTATTGTATTAATTTTAGATTTATCATTAGATAAAAAAATAGAATCTCCAGTTCGTAATGTCCACTGGAATAATTTTGTATATAATATTTTATTAGATAGAAATACTAAGATTGATAATGAAATCAAAGAAATATATGAAGAAATATTTGATTTTAAGACTAGTTTTGAAACAATATCTGAATTCTTTAATAAAATTAATCTAAAATTAATAAAAAAATATGAAGGAAGTGGTATATGCTATAAAAATATGATTAATTCTAATTAGTTTTTATATCTTTAAGAAATAATTTCTCCATATAATTATATGGAGAAATTAGACAAAGTATTAGATAAAGATACTTTTAAAAGATTTAAATTAATTGAACATCTTATTAATAAATATCCAATCAAACAAATAGACATAAAAGAGATTAATAAAATTAAAGATACATATATTGAATATCAACCGTCATATAAAATAATAAATAAGACTTTGATATTCGAACAATCACAATTTATTGATTCACAATTATATGATGAATTTTCAAAATTTAATAGATACATTAATATTAAGGAATTAGAAATAGATATTAAAATATCGTATGATGGTTCTTTAAAATTATCAGATAAATTAATTAATACTATCTATAGTACAGTAAAGTTATTTAAAAAATTATACGGAAATCGTAATATTCAACTTGATATTGCATTATGTACACATAAACGTTGTATAACAACAAAAGTAATTGGTTCAGTAAATGTAAATGGAGGACAAACAGATTTAATTAAGATTGAAATTTTTAGAAGAGAAGAAGTTATTAAGGTATTATGCCACGAATTATGTCATTTTTATGAATTAGATTGTCATATTATAGATAAAAATAAAGATAAGATCTTAGAAAATTTTAATGTTCGTGGACCTTCATATTTATCTATTAATGAAGCTTATACAGAATATTTAGCAATAATGCATCATATCGCAATAATAAGTTATTATACTAATAGATCACCTATATTATTTTATCATTATGAAAAAATATGGAGTTTATATCAAGTATGTAAGATATTAGATCATTATAAATTAAAGAAATTTGAAGACTTAGATTCAAAAGAATTCAAACAAAATACAAATGTGTTCTCTTATTATATAATTAAATTTTTTATGCTTTATAAATTAGATAATAAATGCGATTATAGAAATTTAATTAATATATTAAATGATAAAGAGATTATCACAATTATAAATGAAAATATCAAAGACAATCAACAAAATTTTGATAATAATCTAAGGATGACACTTTTTGAATTAAAATTTTAAAAACTTATAAATCAAATTAAAATATTTTATATTATTTTTATATTATAAAATAATTATTTATTTACTTATATCGAATAAGAACTGATCAAATTAGACCTATGCAAACAACTGTATTTATGCAGTTGTTTGGGGAGCACGAGAACGTCTCTTAGATGCAGCAGGTGCTTCAGCAACTTCTTCAACTACTTCAGCAGCTGCGGGGGCAGCTGGGGCAGCGGCGGCAGCGGCAGCTGCTACGGCTTTGTCACTTTTAGGGTAGTGACGGCTGAGTTGTTTTTGGAAGTTCTTGAAGTCAAGAGTTTCACCTTTGGCGAGACTGAAGAGCTTTTGGAGAGCGGCATCGGGGTGGATGATTCTGCGATCGTCTTTGTCACGGAGGTTTTGTTCACGGACATAAGAGTAGATTTGTTTGGCTACTTCAGTTCTGGGGAGTTCTACACCATCGGCGAGTTTGAGGAACTTGCTGAGAGCGGCAGGTACTGGGGTTGCTTTGGCAAAACCAGATGGTGCACGATCTTTCTTGGGTTGAGAACGTTTAGATTTACCACCAGCTTTGACTTCACGGACGTGGAGTCTGTCAAGAGACTTGAGAAGGACGTTGATTTCCTTTTCAAGAGTTGCTTTGGCAGACATCTTTTCACGGAGTACGGTCATTACAGATTCATATGTTTCGTTAACTTCTTCGGCAGCAGCTTCTACTACTGGGGCAGCCTCTACAACTGGTGCAGGTGCTACTACTTCGGCTTCAACTTGTTTGGCGGATTTACGGGCGGGTTTGGATGACATAAGATATATAATAATTATACCTTTATATTAAATTAGATTCAAAATATTTAATTATCAATTTTTTTACCCCTATAAAAGCAGGTATATCGCATCCTAGGTGTCACTATATTTAGATAAAAGTCCTAATATGCTATATATCTAAAGATACTATGATAAATTCTTTATATTAAGATATATAAAGAGTTCAACAATAATAAATATTTAAAGAAAAACGTATATGTAGGATTATACATGAGTAAAGAGTTCATTAATACCACAGAATCAGAACATACAAAGAATGAAAGAGGAGCTTTAATTAGTAAATTAATTGAATTTAAGAATTATAAGATAATGTCAAGAAGCGATACATTATTACATTCCTTAACAGAATACTTAAATACTGAAAGAATGGATAGAATATTACCTATTCTAACAGGAGAGTCAACAATATCAATTAGAGTGATTGAATGGTTTGTTACAAATTTCTGTAAAAAGAAGAATATTGCATATATTCGTAAAGATAAAGATAATAAAGAGTTATATTTCAATGTTTATTTAAATTATAAAGCACAATTGAAATCATATAATAAAGACTTATTTGATCCATTCTGTCGAGGAGAAGAATTAATAAATTTTCCAATTAAAGATAGTACATATATTGTAACTAATATACCACAATTAAATTTTTTTAAATGGGCACTAGAATATGATATCCTCGAGTATATTCAAACTAATTTACAAGATATTTATAAAGATATGACTGAAAATAATAGTAAAGCTAAGAAAAAAGCTGATAATAAAAGACAAGAGTTATCAGAATGTGCAACAAAAAAATTAAATCAATTAAATGTAAAGATCAAATTGAGTGTGTAATTAAGTATCTAATTAAACATTCAAAATAAATTATAATATATTAATAATTATTAATTATTAATATAGCTTTAGAGTAGGGTGCCAAATATCTTATCTACGATTTAATTGTATATTTGGAATATCATCCGATGATGTATCTGATTCCCCTAATGCATCTGATGCATCTGATCCACTTAAATTTTCATCATCTTCTTCCTCGTCATCATCTTCTTCTTCCTCATCGTCTTCTTCTTCTACTTTTTTGGATTTAATATTTTGAGTTGGAGCTTTAAAATCAGATTTGACTGACATCTTTTGCCCAATTTGTTTTACAATGTCATCATCATCTAAATCTGATGACATTTCTGATAAAGAAATATCTTTCTTTGTATTATTACTATTTAATTCACTTAAAATACTAACAATCTTCTTATCTTTCTTTAAGGTGTTAAAAAGATCATCATTTACATCATGTAAACCAAAATGATACATTTTTTCATTTTCAATCTTTAAATTTCCACCATCTTTATTTCCGATATCTTTAGAATCTTCACTAGATTCATCTTTTATAGGAGCTCGACGTTTACTTTTTGAAACTAATTGTAAATCATTATTATCTATATATTCATCCTCAGAATTTGCTTCAGTTTCTAAATAATTTACTTCAGTAATATCTTCTTTTTCATCAATAAAATTCATTATTTTATTT